AAGAAGCGCCTTTTTCAATAACTTTTATTGGGTTCATAGTGTCAATACTATAGCAGGACATTTGTACAAATGCAAACTAGTCTAAAAGCAATTGAGCTTATAAAACATCATGAAGGCGTTAGGTTCAAACCATACAGATGCCCGGCTCTGCTCTGGACTGCGTGTGTCGGCCATGTTCTGTACCCCGAACAAGCTAAGATACCAATGGATCAAAGAGGCGCTTACCCGCTTCGCCCAGAAGACAATCGCACGTTTTCAAAAGACGAAGTAAATGGAATTCTTAGAGCCGATCTCCAGCGCTTTGAGCGCGGTGTGGCCCAGCTTATTCCCGTGGCTCTTACCCAAGGCCAATTCGATGCTCTTGTCAGCTTTGCTTTTAACCTTGGTCTGGGAGGCGTACAGCGTAGCACCCTCCGTCAGAAGGTTCTTAGGGGTGAAGCAGAAGCCGCTGATGAGTTCCTGAAGTTCACCAGGGGGGGTGGTAAAGTTTTGCCAGGATTAGTTAAACGTCGACAGGACGAACGCTCACTGTTTTTATCCTGAGTAGGTTCATAGCATCCCGCAGGTCACCCCTGAGTTGCTCAAGTGCCTCTTGCTGGGCCTGTAGCCGTAGGTAGGCGTCCAAGGCGAACTTGTCCAGTGTCGTTCTCTCCCAGGCTGCAAAGTTTGGTAGATCGTTCAATTTGATTCCTTATCCAAGATGGGCCACCCAACTGCAATAGTTTGATGCGCTGTTCTTTGCTGAGTTTTATTGTGTACACCACCTCAAGATTTTGGGTGGGACGTTTCAAGGGCGCTTCCTCGGCAACGGAGCCCAAAATTGCCAAAATTGCGTACCCGGAGTGTGTTCATAGTGTCCCATCGTAGCCACTCCTGATCTGCCAAGCAGCAAGACCTTGACCCCGGTGGGTGTGTTTTCGTTAATCGGTATCCAGTAGTAGTCGTTTGACACCACTGCTGTGCGGGTGCTGTCCAGCCTGAACTTCTGCTCCATCTCAATCCTCTCAAACTCATCGTCCTCAGTAATCATGTGTTGCGCTCCTTCAATATCTTTTGGGCTACATACATCCCGGCGTGAAATGCCAGCTTCATCTGTGAAGTAATCGGGGCAGACTCTCGGTTTACATCCTCATCCGTCAGTCCCTGCCACTCACGCTTGGGTGCATTGCAGATTTCGCACTGCTCACCGCGCAACCAACCATGACCACACCTCCAGTTATTTTTGCGCCATTGATCTTCGCTCCAATAGGCTTTGTCTTCATCCATTGTTGCGCTCCTTCAGTTTGGCTTCGACTGCACGGGCAAATTCAATCCACTTGCTGCCGTAAACATTGACCCTGTCAAACAAATCAAGTATCTCTTCTGGCGTCAGCCCTACCCACGGGCGCTTGGGCGGGTTAGCGTCTCGCTTATTCTTCATTTCCGCAATACGGGCAAACACTTGCTTGTCTTGCTCAACACCAATGTCATCCATTGTTGCGCTCCTTTAGTTTGGCTTCGATGCCTTGTGCAAAACCAATATAGCGGGGCAAACTTGCTCTCCAAACTTCCCATTCGTGCTTCACATCCTCCTCCGTCAACCCTACCCACGGGCGCTGTGAACAAACGTGGCCGCAGCGGGGGCAGTCAACCTGCTCTAGCTGTGCGGGTGGGGTGGTGTACGTCTTTAGCCTCTCAACAACATCAGCGCCTGTGTGCCCATCAAACTCAAACAAAGCACGCTCCACTTCTGGAACAGCGAACAAGTCCCAATCCTTTGCTTCGTAGTGATTGCTGATCTGACCTTGTGGCAAAACAGCAACAACAATGAACCAGCCACCGCCAAAGCACAGTTCATTATCGTGGTGACGCCATGACTTGTGGACAGAACACTTGCCGCCAGCCGCCCACTCGTTGAACAGTGCGGCGTTGTATGCCTTGCGGAACTCATACAGCTCGTTAAACGTGTGATAGCCGTCTGATGTATTGCCATCAATCGCCACCGGCTCCTGCTCTGGCTTAGGTGGATAGTTGTTGCTGCTGCAAGCCACGCACTCGTAAAGTACGGCGGCTTTGCACTCAAGGCAGGTAGGCTCCTGCTCTGACTGTGCCAGTGCGGTGCGGAGGGCGGTAACTGACTCTCTGGCGGTAACAACTGCCATTCCACGCCACGCTGCGTTGTTCTCGGGGAATGGGCCATAGGCCCCATGCCAGTCTGCAATTTTCTCCAACGCATGCAGCGCCTGCTGCATTACTTCTCTGTCAGTCATGTGTTTCCCCTTGCTCTGATGGCGTCGGCAAGCCATTGCCCATGTGTGTATTCTTCACACAACTTCGCGCATTCCTCGCGTTCTGCCTCGGCACAGGCTTTACCCCACGCCAACATCTGCTCGACGGTGTAGCCTCTGATCTTGGTATTGCTCGGCAAGTGGGTGTCAATCACGGACATTTCAGGTAGTTTCATGTCAAGTACCCAATAAAGAAGGCGAATGCCGCTGTTGAGATGGCGGTGATAAGTATCACGATGCCGTACTCCAGCCACTCGTTCATGTACACTGTTTCGGGGTCGTCTTTGATTTCGTCGTTCATTTGGTTTCTCCTTCTGCTTTAGCTATTGCTGCACGGACTTGATCTAGTGCTGGCATTTTTTCGTACTGCGGAAGATATCTAACGATGTTGTTTAGCATTGCTTGAAGCAGAGGCTCGGCCATCTTCAATGCCGCCAGCAGTTCCTGATTCACCTCATGGAGTCGGCGCAGTTCGGCGGCGGCTTCCTTGCCACTTTTGGGAAAACGCTGTTGTAAGTCGTCAGCCAACCGCAAGGCTTCTGGTTGTGTCATGCTTCCCTCGCTTTCAGCATTGCGTCTGCCATATCATAGGCGTCACGGGCACACCCATCCTCCATGCTTAATGGGTGTAAGTAGGAATAGGCCAACATCCCCTCCATCGCCTTGGCAGCAAAGTAGTCGCGCAGGGTCATGCCGCTGTCGCTGTAATGGCACTCTTTGGATGGGTGCAAGCCTGGGAACGCTGGGCCTCCTGTGTTTGTTGTCATGTCCGATTCCCCTTGCTCGGCAGACTAAAAGCAACAAGGCTACCTGCTCGTGGAACCTGTGCGGTGTAGTCACCGTCACCCGTTTTGTAGTGGCCGCGCTGCCACAGGTCGTTCTCCGGTGCCTTAACTTCGCCAGCCAGCTTCTTGCGCTCGACGTACTTGCCCATGCTTTGCCGAGCTTCCCGGCTCAAGGTTAGGCTCGGGGTACGCACCATGTGAGTCGGTGTGCGGTTGACTTTGATTTCTTCTAGGATGCTCATAGCGGACTCTCTTCATGGTTTGCAGGGTTGAAAGGCATTGGCGGTACAGGCCGGTTAGGCGGTAGTTCAGTTGGGAAAGGCCAAATGCTCATGTTGCCTTCTCCGCATCGGTTAAGAACTTACGCAGACGTTTGATCCTGGCATCCTCATACGACACCACACTGCTGGCGTATTCCATAGCACTGTGGGCCTCAAGCCGGTGCAGTTCAGCCTCTGCCAACTCTGTAGCTGCCATCTCAACTGGCGTCAAGCGGCGAGTCATCCTCTTAAATTGTTGCGTCAATGTCATGGTCTCTTTCCTTCTTTTAGTATCTCCAACCGTTCCCGGTTGGCGCGTAAGGTGCAGTAGCGTTGGTGGATGCGCTCTAGCATCTTCACGCGCTTATGCACCCGTTTCTCTTCCTCCAACATAGCCAGCAATTGCTCTTCGCCGTACTCGTTAGCTTCCTGATGAAATTTTCGCCAAGTTATCAATTCTCTTCTCCAGTTCGGCAATGTGCGCCACCACCTTGTTATAGGCCCGTGACGCGCTGTTGTGCGTCCGGGTGCGGATTGCAAGTTCGGCTTGGGCTGCTTTAAGCCTTGCCTTCAGTTGTGTGAGTCGGTTCACTTCAGTGCCTCCAGTGCGATGTCAGAAATGGCGCGTTTGTCATGGAGCGCCGCCCATATCTTTTCGTCTACGGTCTTGTTCGCCACCATGACGTAACACCACACATCGTGCCGCTGGCCGCTGCGGTGCAGGCGCCCGATGGTCTGTTCGTACAGTTCCAGCGACCAGGGCAGCGACAGGAAGATGATCTTGCTGCCGCCGTGTTGCAGGTTCAGGCCGTGGCCCGCCGACTTAGGGTGGGCCAGCAGCAGTTCAACCTTGCCAGCGTTCCAGCGTTCGATGGCGTCTGGCTCGTCCAGCGTCACGGCGCGAGGGTGGCGGCGCTTAAGTTCGGCCAACTCTTCCTTGTAGGTGTAAGCGATGATGGTGTTGGCGTGTTGGTTCTCGTCCAGCAGGTCGTCCAGGGCGTCGAACTTGGTCGAGTCGAACCAGACGGTCGAGTCGCCGTACACAAACCCAGACGCCATCTGTTGCAGCTTGGCCGTGACCACACCGGCGTTAACGGCCACCGCCTGGGCGTCGGGGAACTGCGCCACAAACTCCTTCTTCATCTGGTCGTAAGGCTTGCGGTTGACCATGTCAAACCGCACCGGCACGGTGTGCAGTTGGGGCAGCTTGTCCTTGTACTCGCCCGGCTCCAGCACGAACGTGGCTGGCTTGATCCGCTCCATGACCTGCTCCAGCGCACCTGGGCGCGGCTCCCACTGGTTGAAGTCCTTGTTGACCAGGAAGAAGTACTGTTGCTGGAACGCGCCCTTGCTGCGGCCCAGCAGTGACTGGTCGACGATCTTGCATTGGCCGAATACGTCCTCTAAGCCGTTGCTGGTGAACGAACCTGTCAAGCCCCACGCTACAGGCACGCGTTTGATGACTTTCTCTAGCGCCTTAAAGCGGGTGCCGGATGGGTTCTTCATGCGCGTGAGTTCGTCAAACACGATGCCGTCAAACCCAATGTCGGACAAATCAGACTTTAAGTCGATCAGACCCGTAGCCAGCCACTGCAAATTGTCGTAGTTCATCACAACAATATCAACAGCCTTGTCATAGAAAGCCGCAAGGCGTTGCGCTGGCGTCCCCACGGCCACGCTAACGCGCAGGGCGGGCGCCCACAACTTGGCCTCGGTCGGCCAGACGCTGACGGCCACACGCTTGGGGGCTAGTACGAGGAACCGACTGACATGGCCGCTGGTCAGCATGGCCTGCATGGCCGTCAGCGTGATGGCGGTCTTGCCTGCCCCGACCGGCGCCAGGATCATGGCGCGGTCGTTGGCGAACAAGAAGTCCGCCGCCTCATTTTGGTAGGGACGTAAATTCATCAACCTGCTCCTTAGTCCACAGCACTGTGTACTTCTGCTTGAGCCGCGCCATGTCGGCGGCGAAGACTTTCTGTAGCGCAGACAGCCGACCGCCGATGGTCTTAACCTCCACGAACCAGACCGTGCCGTCAGGCAGGACGATGATGCGGTCGGCTGCGCCGCCGTGGCCGCGCCACTTGTACGCTATGCCGCCAAGCGCCTTGACGCGCTTGACGAGGTAGGCTTCAATGTGTTTTTCCATGTGATGAACTTTAGCACAGAAAAAAATATTTGCACAAGATTATTTTCGTGCTACTATTCGTTCACCCAATCCGGGTAACAACGAAAGTAAAGTCCATGAAGATCGAATTCTCCCGCGCCGAAATCGAGCGCATCATCCTGGCGCACGCCAATTCCCTCATCGAAGGCTACAGCTTTAACGAGATTGATACTCGCTATAGCAACATCCCTTCAATCATCACCGTCTCGAAGAAAGAAGAAGAAGATGCAGCACAGTAAAATTGTTGGCGGCTCGACCGCCAAGCGTGTGATGGCCTGCCCCGGCAGTGTGGCGCTGGTCGCCAAGATGCCGCCCCAGGCCGAAAACAAGTACATGGCCGAGGGTACGGCGCTGCATTCTGCCATTGATTACTTGGTCAACGACGGCGACGCCAGCCCGTACAGCCTGCTCGACAAGAACTTCAACGGCGTCGCGTTGAGCGAAGACCACTGCGAGAAGCTGAAGTCGGCGCTGGCGCTGCTGAACGAAGTCGACCCCAAGGAGGAGATGAACTTTGCCACCGAAACCCGTGTCGGTTTCGGCGATCTGCTGCCGGGCGTGTTTGGCTCGACCGACCTTATCGGTCGAATCGGCAACCGCGCCATCGTGCTGGACTGGAAGTTCGGCGACGGCGTGATCGTCGACGCCGAGGAGAACGCGCAGTTGATGTTCTACGCTGCGGCTGCCATGCGGACGCAAGAGTCGGCCTGGGCGTTTGATGGCGCCACCGAGGTGGAGTGCGTCATCATCCAACCGCCAGCAGTACGGCGGTGGGTGACGACGCCCGAGCGCATTCGGCAGTTCGAGCGTGATCTGGTGCAGGCCGTTAAGCTGTCGTCCTTCCCTGACGCGCAGCTTACGGTGGGCGACCACTGCCGGTTCTGTACCGCCAAGCCCATCTGCCCACAGATGACAGGCGCTGCCGACCGGGCGCTGGCCGTCAAGCTGGACAATTTAGACGCGGGAAAAATCAGCACCTACTTAAAAAACGCGGATTTGTTGGAGACCTGGATTTCCAGCCTGCGGGAGTTGGCGCTCTCCATGATGGAGTCCGGGGCTAATCTGCCCGAGTACAAACTGGTCGCTAAACGGGCGATCAGACAATGGACTGACGAGGACAAGGCCAAGGTCGCCTTGTTTGCGTTGGGCCTTGACGAATCTGAGGTGATGGAGACTTCTATCATGTCGCCCGCGAAGGTTGAGAAGGTGCTCAAAAAGCGCAAGATCGCCCTTCCTGCTGATGTGGTCGTCGCCATCTCCTCAGGTAACACCTTGGCAAGCGTGGATGATCCACGCCCCGAGGTACTGCTGCTGGGCAAACGACTTGCCCATCTTTCTAAACTCTCCTAAAGGTAATCATGAGTAATCTTTCAGTGTTCTCAAAAGCTGGTCTGCCAGCTATCAGTACCCTTTCAACTGCGTTGAAGAGCATGGCCGTGTCGGCGGCTGGCCCATCCGGTGTTGTCATCCTCAAGATGGACAAGACCGGCCATTGGGTGTTTGGCGCTGACCAGACCGAGGTTGAGGACGACTCGACCTGGGCCGTCAATCCCTTCTCCTTTGTCCACGGCTTTATTGCCTGGGGCGACGGTGAGGTGCTTGGCGAGAAGATGGTCGCCGTCAGCCAGCCGCTGCCGGAGATTGAAGACGCGCCCCCATCAGCCAAGCGTGGCTGGGAGCAGCAGATTGGCATGAGCCTCAAGTGCCTGTCAGGTGACGACAAGGGCATGGAAGTGCGCTACACCACGACCTCGGTCGGCGGTAAGCGTGGCGTCCAGGCTATTGCCGCCGCGCTGGCCGAGCAGGTTGATGTTGATCAGACCAAGCCTGTGGCCGTCGTGAAGTTGAAGAAGGATCACTACCAGCACAAGTCCTACGGCAAAATCTACACTCCGGTGTTTGAGATTATCGAATGGGTGAGCATGGATGGTGAGCCTGAAGTCGAGGCACCGGCACCAGCCGGGCGCCGTCGTCGCGTAGCGTAATCGCTTCCTGATGCCCATTCGCAAGAGTGGGCATTGGAAAAGGAGACCGTGCTATGGAAATAAATTGCCCTACTTGCGCCGCGCTGTTTACGCCAGCACGCGCTTGGCAAAAATTTTGCGCGCCTAAATGCAGGCACAATTCGCCGTCTAAAAAGTTGGCAACGCAAGCGTTCCAGCAGGTACGGCGAGATTTGCTTAATAAGATTAAGACTGAGCGCGGCTGCGCGGCGTGTGGGTACAACACGCATTCTGCCGCGCTTGATTTCAACCACATATGTGGCGACAAAGCGTTTAGCATTAGCCAAGACCCTAAAGTGGCGATGCACAAGCTGTTGGCTGAAATAGACAAGTGCGAAATTCTTTGCGCCAACTGTCATCGCGTACACACATATGAAAACAAACATTGGCACACAAAGCGAAAAGTGCAGGTGTCCGCATGACTGTGTTATGGCTCGACTATGAGTCAAAAAGTGAATGCGATCTTTTGTCGAGAGGGGCTTATAACTATAGCCAGCATTCATCAACAAAAATGCTGTGTGCAGCATATGCGTTTGACAACGAGGATGTGCAACTATGGTGGGCCGTTGAGCCAGTGCCACAACGGTTGGCCGACTATTTTAAATCTGAGGGCCAAATACGCTGCCACAACGCCAGCTTTGACCGGCTCATAACTTGGTATGCTATTTGCCCGGACTACAGTTTAGCCGAGCCTGCGTTAGAGCGTTGGTATTGCACGGCAGCACAGGCCCGCGCCAATTGTGCCCCTGGTTCACTTGAGGATGCGGGTCGATTTGCGGGTGCTGGCATGAAGAAAGATCATCGTGGTAAGCAACTAATTCGCGCCTGCTGTATTCCACCTTTTAGCGCCGACCCAAAAGTGCTTGTTGAACTTGGCGAATATGCCATGCAGGACGTCCGCGCGATGCGGGCCATCAGCCAGGCCATGCGCCCGCTGTCGGACGAGGAACTGGCCGACTACCATGTCAACGAGCGCATCAACGACCGTGGCGTTCTGGTCGATGTGCCGCTCTGCCGCGCAGCGGTAAGCTACGCCGCCGCAGAGGCCGCTGAGATTGCCGAGATCGTCAAGGAAGTGTCGGCGGGTGAGCTTGTCTCTGTACGGTCGCCTAAGATGCGCCAGTGGGTCTGGGATCGTGTCGGCCCCGAGGCCCGCGCCCTGATGACCAAGGACGACAAGGTCAGCATTGACAAGACCGTCCGCGCTAACCTGCTGAACTGCGACGGAGTGCCGCCCGACGTTCAGGAGATCATCCAGTGCGCCGACGACCTGTGGGCGTCCAGTGTAGCCAAGTTCAACCGCTTGGCCCAACTGGCCGACGAGGAGGACAGTCGCGTCCGGGGCGCGTTCGTGTTCGCAGGCGGCAGCGCCACTGGCCGGGCCAGCAGCTACGGCGCCCAGGTTCACAACTTCACCCGCAAGTGCGCTAAAGCCCCCGAGGATGTCCGGGCCGCGATGTGCCGGGGCCACGCCATCGTCCCTAAGTACGGCAAGCGCGTCACCGACGTTCTCCGGGGGATGCTGCGCCCCGCGCTGATCCCGGCCAAGGGTCGGCAGTTCGTCGTCGCCGATTGGTCATCCATTGAGGCGCGGGTTAACCCTTGGCTGTCTGGTAAGGGTCAGGCCAAGCTGGACGTTTTCGAGTCGGGGCTTGACCCCTACATCGTCAACGCATCTGGCACGTTCAACCGTACCTATGACGACATCAAGGCCGACTACGACCGCGACGGCGAGTCCGCGCAGCGCCAGATCGGCAAGGTGCAGGAGTTGGCCTGCGGCTTTGCTGGCGGTGTCGGCGCGTTTGCGTCGATGGCCCGCATCTACAGTGTGCGCCTGTCCGAGGCCGACTCTAAGCGGATGGTCGACGCGTGGCGCCGCAACAATCAGTGGGCGGTCGGCTTCTGGTCGCAGTTGGAGCAGCAGTACACCAGGGCGATGCGGAACCGTGGGCAGGAGTTCACCGCCGGGCGGATAACTTACCTGTTCGACGGCCTGCATCTCTGGTACGCTCTACCTTCTGGCCGGGTGCTATGCTACCCCTTCGCCCGGCTGGAGGACGACGGCATCAGCTACGCCAAGGCAGCGTGGAAGCCTGCCCAGGACGCCACCGAGTGGCCCCGCGCCCGACTTTGGAAGGGGCTGGCCTGTGAGAATGTCACCCAAGCTGTCGCCAACGATCTGCTGCGCTACGCGCTGCGCCAGCTTGATGATGTGGTTCTGCACGTTCACGACGAGATCGTCGTCGAGGGCGGCTCAGAGGAGGAAGTGCGTAGAGTGATGACTACGCCGCCAGCATGGGCCACTGGCCTGCCGCTGGCTTGTGGCATCAAGACGATGAATAAATATGGGAAGTGACGCTATGGAACTTTGGACATCAATACCGGGATATGAAGGCTTTTATGAGGCCAGCAACTACGGCCACATTCGGTCTTTGACCCGGTCTGTGCCGTATGGAAGACATACGGGGATGACGTACAAGGGACGCGAGCTAAAACTTTTTATTTCCGGCGCATACCTCAGCGTTAAGCTAGCCCGGGCAGGGGTCACAAAAACAGTTTATGTACATGAACTGGTTTTGCTGTCCTTCGCCGGCGCGCGCCCACGTACAACGGGGCGCAGCGAAATTAGACACCTTGATGGAGATAAAACTAACAACCAGCTATCTAACCTCAAATACGGAACGGTTAAAGAAAACATGGCGGATCGCAAGCTGCATAAGCTGGGTCTAATCGCAACCAAATAAAAACGCCGCCCGGTCAGGGGCGGCGCAAAGGATGACAACGTGCAATTTCTAGAGTTTATCACTAAGCTGGCGCCCGAGGGCGAGACAATGTTACTTGTGCGCCAAAAACCACAACTGCGTGGCGGCGAACGGCAGTATCACGCCGACGGGGCTGTCAAGGCCACTTGGCCCTCTTACCTGCCGTCCCACGGCGTCCGTGAGGGCGAGGCATGGTACGGCAATACTGCGTCGTTCATCGTCGACCGTTTCGAGGACGGTCGGGTGTCGGCCAGCGCGGCCAACTGCGAGTACTGCGCGGTGATGGTGCTGGATGACATCGGCACTAAGTCCAAGACCCCGCCGCTGCCGCCGACTTGGATCATGGAAACGTCGCCCGGCAACTACCAGTACGGTTACGTTTTCAGCGAACAGCCGCCTAAGGGCGAGTTCGCCGCCGCCATCAAGGCCATCGCCGCTGCGGGCTACACCGACCCCGGCGCCTGTAACCCCGTCCGCAACTTCCGCCTGCCCGGTTCGGTCAACCTTAAGCCTGACAAGGCCGAGTTTGCGTCTGCGTTGGTTGAGTTCCACCCCGAGCGCGAGTACCTGTTGGCCGACATCTGCGCCGCCCTTGATGTGACGCCCGGCCCGGCTGAGTCCTCCGGCCCCCGCCCGATACGAATGGCCGACGATGGCGCCGACGATGTGCTGGTCTGGCTGTCCGGCCAGGGTCTGCTGCTGTCGCACCCCAACGCCGAGGGCTGGGCGGGCGTCATCTGCCCCAACAGCGCCGAGCATACCGACGGCAACCCAGAGGGCCGCTATATGCCCCTTAACCGGGCGTTCTGCTGTATGCACGGCCACTGCGTCGATCTGGACAGCAACACCTTTATGCAGTGGGTCGCTGACCAGGGCGGCCCCCGCCACGCCCCCGGCCTGCGCGACGAACTGATGGCCGCGCACCTTGAACTGGCCCTTGCCAAGATCAAACCTAGCGCCGCTTACCCCGACGCCGCCGCCGAAATCATCGCCGAGGTCGAGCAGCGCGAACTGGGGCGGGTCGAGAAGTCGGGCTGGTATCAGCGTTTCGCGTACCTTCAGAACGACGAGGCGTTCTTTGATATGCAAGACCGTCGCGAGATACCCCGACAGACTTTCAATGCCCTGTTTCGCCATATCAAGTGCGTGTCGATTCACTCCACCGGCAAGGCCGCCCGCCGAATTGAGGCGTCGGTCTGTTTCGACGAGAACCGGCAGGCCGCTGGCGCTAAGTCGCTGGTCGGCATCACCTTCGCCGCTGGCGAGTCGGTGCTGGTGTCGCGTGATGGGCTGGTTTACGGCAACCGCTGGCGCGACGCCCGCCCGCCGACTGTGGCCTGCGATGTCAGCATCTGGTTGCGCCATCTGGAGCGGATGGTTCCGCTCGACTTTGAGCGTGAGCATCTTCTTAATGTGCTGGCCCATAAGGTGCAGTACCCCGGCCATAAGATCAACCATGCCGTGCTGCTGGGCGGCAAGCCAGGCAGTGGCAAAGACACTTTATTGGCCCCGTTTTTCTGGGCCATCGGCGGCCCGGCCAAGCTGAACTGTTCGCTGGTCAAGAATGAAGACCTGACCTCGCAGTGGGGCTACGGGTTGGAGTGCGAGGTGATGGAGATCGCCGAGTTGCGCCAGTCCGAGGCCCGCGACCGCCGGGCGTTGGAGAATCACCTTAAGCCAGTGATCGCCGCCCCGCCCGAGTACCTGCCGGTCAACCGCAAGGGCTTGCACCCTTACATGGCCCTCAACCGGGTGCTGGTCGTCGCCTTCTCTAATGAGCGCGTGTCTATATCGCTGCCCAGCGACGACCGCCGCTGGTTTGTCCTATGGGCGGCTGCCGAACGCCTGCCCGAGGCCGACGCCGTGGCCCTCTGGAACTGGTACGTCCACCGGGGCGGCTTCGCGGGCGTGGCGGCGTGGCTGATGGCCCGTGACGTATCCGCCTTCAACCCCGCCGCCCCGCCGCCAATGACTGAAGCCAAGGCCATCATGGTCGAGGCGGGTATGTCGACCGCCGAGTCGGTGCTGGTCGAGATGATGCGCGGGCGCCAGGGGCCGTTCGCCCAGGGCGTGATCGGTTCGCCGTTTCACGTTGTCTGTGACCGTGTCCAGGGGTCGGGCGCAGCGCCGCCCGGCGTTAAGATCGTCCAGGGCGCCCTGTTCCATGCATTCCGCGAGGCCGGTTGGCTCGACATGGGCCTGATCCATTCCCGAGACTTCAACTCTAAAAAGCATATCTTCGTGGCGCCCGAGTTGGTCAATATGACCCGGTCAGAGATGCGCCGGGCGGTCGCGTAAAAAAGCCCCTTTCGGGGCTTAGTCAGAGGTTCAACAGCAGAGCCATCAGGGCTGCAAATAGGGCGGCTAAGAGCATGGTTCACCCTCCCACCGGGTGCCGATCCAGTCGGCAGGGTCATATTCTGAGTAGTAGAGATATTCCATTGCCTCTTGATGGCACCATGCATATTTATGCATTAGATGGTGGATTTTGTCGGTTATATCGTGGTCTAACATTCGCCTTCCCCTTTGCAGCTATAGCACGTAGTCCCTTCATGCATCCCTTCGCCAGAACCATTACAGGCAGGGCATATGCCCGGCTCTGAGTCGTCCGGGCCATCGTCTGCCATGAGTCGGGCCTGGTCTCGCGCATTCTCGCGCCAATCGTCATAGTCGGTCATGCTGGCACCCCGTCGTGAAACCCAAGCCACAATTCAGCGCTGAGAAGGTCACCCATAAGCCACCATCCAACAGTCCTGGCATTAGGCATAAGCCCGTAGACATGGACTTCATCGTCCCTAGTTATGCGGTAGTTACCCGCACCATACTTGGCACGTAGGGCGGCACGTAGGGTTTTGATTGGGATATTTTTCATGGTTTGCTCCATTGGTTAGTTGACTAAAGGGTCTTCCCACATCGGGTCAGCCGCCTTGATTGCGGCTATTGCGTAGTCTTCCCACGACCTATCGTCGTCGGGCGCTTCCAGGGCCATTTTGAGCGCTTCCAACAAGGTAGGCGCGGCGTTGCTATCGTTCATGGTTTCATCCCCCAAATAAAATAGTAAATGAACGGCCCGCCCCAAACAGCGGCGCCAATGACGGCTTGCGTGATAGTCCACAAAATGCGTTTCATATCGTGCAGCATCCACAGCATGGCGCGTCCTCGCAGCGGCCACGGGGGTTACGGTAGAACGTGCTGGCGCCGTTTTCACCGTAGAACGTGACGGCAAAATCGCCCGGCTCTGCTATCCAAGCTTTACGGGTCACAGTGTCATATTTGATTTCATCACCCGGGTTTATGCGGTGGCCGGTGATAGCGTCGCGCCCGGGATATCGGGCTTGCATGGTCTTAATCATAAATTACCCCATTAACTAAAATTTTGGTTAGGTTAGCTGCGGGTACGTGACGTACCGTTGAACCGTCGATATGACGATTCCAAGTGCCCATAAAGTCGACGGAAACCACTGGCCCGTTGACGTTAACCACGCGACCACGCGCGTCGGCCACACGCTTATCGCACCCGAGTCGGCGGACGACGTCGCGGTGAAATGTAACTTTATCGCCGATAGAAAATTTAATCATTTGTTGATCCATGCGTGTGTGTCGGCGTCGTCATACGCGACTAGCATGGCAGCGGCCAAATCTTCGCGTGTGGTCGTCGGGTCTTCGCTGATCGACTCGCGCCAGCCGTTGTTTGGGTCGAGCCGGTCGGCAAAGTCTAGTAGCTGGGCAATGCTGTAAGCGCGCAGCATATCGGGTAGTTTGGTCATATGTCACTCCTAAAATGATAGCTATAAACCTATACCCGATAAGGGCTAGGTGCCAATATGGTCTAAAAATGCAGACCCCTAAACCCTAGCACGTAGGGTTTAGAGAGTGCATTGTTATGCGGTAGCTATCGCGATGGTTCGACGGGCGTGACCCGCAGCATGGTCTGCTATGACGATATCGCGCGCCTTGATGCTAGTACCGGCGCAAAGGGTACATTTGGCGCAAGTTGATTTTCGACCGGCTTCGGCGCTGGCTGGACACATAGCTTCGCCGGGTTGGACATCGATACCCTGCGATACGCGAAAAACCCGCATACCCAGTAGGTTAGCCTTTGCAGCCTGATCGATGGTATCGGCACTAGCCATTACAAGGGGAGCCCATGCGTCAACGTCAAACCCTGCGCTATCCCATTGATGGGTATAACCCCTGCGACCTAAGGCATACCGTGTGATTTGCGACCACATACGTACCGGTGCAGCAAATGGATCGCCATAAGTACCGATGCGTACAATTTTGCCCGCTAATGCGGCCGCAATGGTGGCCGGATCGGCTTTGACGTACCGTCCGCGCAGATATGCGTTATAGACCGATAGCACTGATTTTGCTACTTGTACATAACATGGCGGTTTTCCCGACTTTTTAGCCAGCATCGGGCGATGCTCGCACTGGCCGCATACGCTCGCGTCGGCGCCGGTCTGTAGTGCTTTCACCGGGTCAACATCGGCACGGAGGATAAAGCTCTGCACAATGGCGCCGGTTTTCGCGTTTTTGGAACCGTCGATCTTGTTGATGATAACGACAATGGGTTTTCCATCAATGATCGATGGACCCTCGTATGCGATGTAACCTAAGATTTTCATACTGTACTTTAGTGAGATGCGGATTGCATCGCATAGCGGCCAGTGGCCGCTATACGCTGGAATCAGACCGATGTCACCGCGCCAGCCGCCGCGCTTAGGGTTTTAAGGATCGCGTAGTAATCCGCATATGAAAGGCCGATATCGGTCGGGTAGATCACGCGATTGTGATCGTATGCGCTCATAACGCCGCGCTGAGTAAATTCGGTGCTGGCGGGTAACACATAGTCAATGCCACGATCAATGTCTAGCATGACGATTGCGCCCGATTCGAGTCGCTGCGCGGCGATACGTTGGCCGTGTTCGGTGTAGGTGCGGTGAGTGTTAAATGCGATCATTTGGTACTTTCGTTTAGTTTATTGGTTTGCCCTGCGATTGCTCGCGTTACGAGCGTAACAATATTTGTCGCACACGTCAACAATTTTTGTCACATACGCGACAACCTGGAATTGTGGGTTATGTGTGTCGAACTGTGGGTAACGTGTGGGTGACGACGTGGGCCTAGTACTGCCCTCTGAAAAAGCCCGGTTGTGTGTCATGTGTGTCATGTATTTGTTTAGACTTATGAAAGTTTATATACTGTATATATATACAGTAGTTTACAGTACAGGAACTAGGGCTGCGCGCAATCACGCAGAAAGTTTTGCGACTGAAAAAAAGATGGCACACATGACCCACACTGCCCACACGCCAGTTTTTGCAACGGAAAAAAGAGCGTAGCCGCGACCAAAACAGCTAAAAACGACACAAACTATCCCAAAAGAGACATAAAAACCCGTTTGTGGGCAGTGTGGGCATATCAACACAATGGCACACACTGCCCACACGACTGCCCACACGACTGCCCACACGACTGCCCACACGACTGCCCACACGTGTGTCATGTGTGCCATCCGGCCACACTGCCCACATGGCACACACTTTGCGCCCTGGTAGCTGCGTGCCGTGCGCCCTGGTAGCTGCGTGCCGTGTGCTGGCGGTCGGGTGGCGGTCGGGTGGCGGTCGGGTGGCGGCTGGCGGTCGGCTGGCGGTCGGCTGGCGGCTGGCGGTCGGCTGGCGGCTGGCGGTCGGCGGTCGGCGGTCGGCTGGCGGTCGAGGCCGGGAGGGGAGGGCCGACGGCTTGAGGCCACGGCTACGGAGCGCCCGCAGACAATTTTTTGCAGACAATTTTTTGCGTAGAATTTTTATTTTTTGTGATATAAACCCGACATGGTCTCATTCCCGCTATCAATTCGAGAGCTAAAAGCAACAGAGTCGCGCTTACAGGCCGTGTACGACGCAGCAAAACTGGGCCTGCGCGGCGAGACACTCGCGCTTGCAGCCGGTATGCTGCCGCAAGAGTTCATGACGCTGAGTAACTTTGATCCGGTCGTGAACATGGCCGCAATGAAGGGCAAAGCCGACGGCGAGCGCGAGATGGCAGAGATACTGCACAACGCAGCGCGAGGCGGCGACGCCAAGGCGGCGCTAGAGATACTGAAGCATCAACACGGCTGGGTCGCCAAGCAGGCCATCTCAGTAGAGATTGACCAACGCATATCCATAACCCAGGCGCTGGCAGAGGCAGAGCGGCGCGTCATAGAAATCATAGATGCAGACCACAATTTACCAACCTGAAGACGAACAAGAACTCATGGCCCGGCTGTGGAGTCCGGCGCTCAAAGACAACCCACTAGCGTTTGTGCTGTACCTGTTCCCCTGGGGACGCAAAGGGACGCCGCTGGAACACTTCACCGGCCCGCGCAAATGGCAGCGCGAGGTGCTGCAAGATATTGCCGACCATATTAAGAAGAACAAGGGCGTTGTCGACTACTCGGTATTGCAGGAGGCAGTGTCCAGCGGACGGGGTATCGGCAAGTCGGCGTTGGTCAGTTGGCTAACTATATGGATGATATCGACGCGCATAGGCTCAACAACCATTATCTCGGCCAACTCGGAAAACCAGTTACGCAGTATTACCTGGGCGGAGATTACAAAATGGCTAGCTATGGGGCTAAACAGCCACTGGTTTGAAATATCCGCCACCAGAGTGGCGCCAGCCAAGTGGTTGACTGAGTTAGTCGAGCGCGACCTAAAGAAGGGTACTAGGTACTGGGGTGTGGAGGGTAGGCTGTGGTCAGCGGAGAACCCTGATGCTTATGCTGGCGTGCACAATTTTGACGGTGTGCTGGTGATTTTTGACGAGGCGAGTGGTATTGATGACTCGATTTGGTCGGTCACTGGTGGATTCTTTACGGAAAACACGCCGAATCGTTTCTGGCTGGCGTTTTCTAACCCACGGCGCAACACGGGGTACTTTTACGAGACTTTTCACTCAAAGCGGGACTTTTGGGCGACTAAGGTGGTGGATGCGCGGACGGTGGAGGGGACGGACAAGGCGGTTTATGAGCGGATCATTGCGGAGTACGGGCCGGACAGTGCCCAGGCGCACGTTGAGGTGTATGGTGAGTTTCCACGGGCGGGGGATGACCAGTTTATTCCGTCGGACGTAGTCGACGAGGCGATGAAGCGGCCAAAGTACAAGGATGGGACGGCCCCTATCATTATTGGTGTTGACCCGGCGCGGTTTGGGGCGGATGCAACTGTGATTGCGGTCAGACAGGGGCGGGATATTGTGGCGATCAAGAAGTACCGGGGCGATGACACCATGACGGTGGTGGGGCATATTATTGAGGCGATTGAGGAGTACAAGCCTGCGCTGGTGGTAATTGATGAGGGTGGGCTGGGGGCGGGGATTGTGGATAGGCTCAAGGAGCAGCGGTACAAGATCAAGGGGGTGAACTTTGGGAACAAGTCAAAAAACCCGATAATGTATGGAAATATGAGGGCGCAGATGTGGGGGGATATGAAAGCGTGGTTGAAATCTGCTAGTATTCCGCACGATAGGTTTTTGAAGACAGACCTGATTTCGCCCTTAATGAAGCCTGATTCACGGGGTACGATCTTCTTGGAGAGCAAGAAAGAGATGAAAGCACGGGGTTTAGCCAGTCCAGATGCTGCGGATGCGATCTGTGTGACGTTTGCTTTCCCTGTGGCGCATCGGGAGTATCGTGAGGCGACCCCTCGCAGGTACTCTGACTATTCGGCGGTGTCTACAGGTTGGATGGGTTCATGAAAAAGAATGTATCTCTATCAGTCGGGCGGGGCGAGAAGCTGCCGGTCAGCAAAGGTGCGGGTCTGACTGCCAAGGGTCGGGAAAAGTACAATGCTGCTACTGGTTCTAACTTAAAGGCACCTGCGCCTAACCCCAAGACCAAGGCAGACCAGGGCCGCAAGGATTCATTTTGCGCCCGGATGGGTGCGGTAGCAGCCAATGCCAAGGATGGCGAACGCGCCAAGGCTGCTCTTAAACGATGGAAGTGCTAAACATGAAATCTACCAAACCCGGCCTCTATGCCAACATTCACGCCAAGCAGGAGCGCATCAAAGCTGGCTCTGGCGAGAAGATGAACAAGGTTGGCAGCAAGGCAGCGCCTACTGCCAAGGACTTCAAAGACTCGGCCAAGACGGCTAAGAAGAAGTAAATGGCTGACTACACGGGTATCAACAAGGTTGGTCAGGTTGCCAATGTTGGCGGGGGGCCGGGCGAGCAGGACGACCAGCGCGATATGTTGGCGACGATGCGCTCACGCTTGACAATGGCTGTGGATGCCTACAGCGACTCGCGCAGCAACGAACTGGATGATCTGCGGTTTATGGCGGGTAGTCCGGACAATCAGTGGCAATGGCCTGCTGACGTACTGGCGACTCGCGGGGCCGTCCAGGGGCAGACCATCAACGCCCGTCCTTGCCTGACTATTAACAAGCTGCCGCAGCACGTTCGGCAAGTCACCAATGACCAGCGCCACAACCGTCCAAGCGGTAAAGTCATCCCTGCCGACGAGATTGGCAATACGGAAATGGCGGAAATCTTCAACGGCATCGTGCGGCACATTGAGTACATCAGTGACGCCGACACGGCCTACGACACGGCTTGCGAGAACCAGGTTACCTACGGTGAAGGTTACATTCGCGTACTGACTGAGTACTGCGACGAGAATAGCTTTGACCAAGACCTGAAGATTGGCCGGGTTCGGAATTCATTCTCGGTGTTCATGGATCCCGCTATCCAAGACCCATGCGGTGCGGATGCGCGGTGGTGCTTTGTCACGGAGGACGTACCCAAGGACGAGTACGAGCGCCTGTACCCAGATGCCGCGCCGATTAGCAGTTTGCAGTCCCTTGGCATTGGCGACCAAGACCTGACGCAATGGCTGCGGGATGAGACGGTTCGGATTGCTGAGTATTTCTACGTAGAGTACAAGCCTGAGACGCTGAACTTGTACCCCAACAACATCACGGCGTTCAACAACACGCCTGATGACAAGCAACTAAAGGCACTCTACGGCAAGCCGCTAAAGAACCGGGTTGTGCAGCGGCAGAAGGTTTGCTGGGTCAAAACCAACGGTTACGAGGTGCTGGAGAAACGCGATTGGGCTGGTAAGTACATTCCCATCGTGCGCGTGGTTGGCAACGAGTTTGAGGTTGACGGGCAGATTTATGTCTCTGGTCTGGTGCGTAATGCCAAGGACGCCCAGCGTATGTACAACTACTGGGTGAGCCAAGAGGCTGAGATGCTGGCCCTGGCACCCAAAGCCCCGTTCATTGGCTACGGTGGTCAGTTTGAAGGCTACGAGTTGCAGTGGAAGACTGCCAACACCACCAACTGGCCGTATCTGGAGGTCAATCCAGACGTTACAGACGGCGCTGGCGCGACTCTGCCACTACCCCAACGCGCCCAGCCTCCAATGGCGTCCAGCGGACTTTTGCAAGCCAAATCTGGCGCTTCTGAGGACATCAAAGCGGCCACAGGGCAGTACAACGCTAGTTTGGGCATGGGCGGCAACGAGCGCAGCGGAAAAGCCATTCTTGCCCGGCAGCGCGAGGGTGATGTTGGCACTTACCACTATGTTGACAACCTGGCTCGGGCCATTCGCTATGTAACCCGCCAACTGGTGGACATGATCCCCAAAATCTACGACACCCAGCGGGTGGCTCGGATTATTGGCGAGGATGGCGTTACCGACATGGCAAAGATTGACCCGTCGCAGCCGGAGCCGGTCAAGCGGATTGTTGACCAGCAGGGCATTGAGATTGACAAGATTTACAACCCCAACGTCGGCAAGTACGATGTGGTGGTGACTACCGGCCCAAGTTACAGCACCAAGCGGGTGGAGACTCGGGAAGAAATGGCAAACCTGCTGCAAGGCAACCCGCAACTGTGGGCTGTGGCTGGCGACCTGTTTGTCAAGAACATGGATTGGCCTGGTGCTGACGAGTTGGCTAAACGGCTGGCTAAGACCATTGACCCCAAACTCATGGGTGATGACAACGACCCAGCCCTGCAAGCTGCCAATATGCAGATGCAGGCTATGGGTCAGGAAATGCAGCAGATGCAAGAAATGCTGCAAAACGTCCAGCAGTCAATGGAAGCGCAGACGCTGAAGGTCAAAGAATTTGAGGCCGAGGTCAAGGCATACGATGCTGAAACCAAGCGTATTAGTGCGGTGCAGGCCGGTATGACTGAGCAGCAGATTCAAGACATTGCCATGGGCGTGGTTGCCGCGGCAATGGAATCGCAAGGCGGTCAAATGCCGGATATGCCAGAGCAGCAGATGGACGTTGAAGGAGCCATGCAATGACCGCCGCGCAACTGATGGGCATATTGTTTTTAGGCCGTAACGTGGCCCATTCGGTGCATTTGAACACCCGCAGCTACTCCAAGCACATGGCGTTGAACACGTTCTACGACAGCGTAATTGATGTGGCGGATGCGTTTGCGGAAGCCTACCAGGGCCGCAATGGCCTAATTGGCCCCATTGCTATTCCCGCTGCCAAGAAGACGACCAACATCATTGAGTTCCTGCAAGACCAACTTGCAGAGATCGAAAAGGGTCGATACGATGTGTGCGACAAGTCTGACTCTACGTTGCAGCAACTGATAGATAATATCGTTGAACTGTACCTGACCACCCTTTATAAACTTCGCTTTTTGGCGTAAGGAAACATCATGGCAAACTATATGCAATTGGCCGAAACCAAGCAGGTCAAGGTTGGCGCAGGCAAGCTGTACGGAATTTTTGTTTCCGCAACTTCTAGCGGTACTTTGGTTATTTATGATTCTCAGTCATCAAGTACAGGCGACCCAAAAATTTCCGATACGATCACTTTGACTGCTGGCACAACGTACCTAAACATCCCTGCTGGTTTGTTTTTTAACAAAGGGTTGTACATTGTGCTTGGCGGTACTTCGGCATCATTTACTGTTGCCTACGAATAAAGGTAAATCATGACCGCACTTGCCACGCCACCCAAACTCCAATTTTTGGACGCTAACGGTGCGCCGTTGGTAGGCGGCAAACTGTACACCTACGTTGCTGGTACAACCACCCCACAAGCCTCCTACACCGATTACGGCGGTGGGACTGCCAATGCTAACCCCGTCATTCTAGACAGCCGTGGTGAGGCTTCTGTGTGGCTTGGCACGGCCTTGTACAAGATGGCCTTGTACAGCGCCACTGATGTGCTAATCTGGACGGTGGACAACATTGGCGGGTTTGCTACTTTGGCGCAATTAGCAGCATCTGGTGGGTCTAACTTGATTGGGTTTATCCAATCAGGCACTGGAGCCGTGGCTACGACTGTGCAGACCAAGCTGCGTGAATCGGTTTCGGTGAAGGACTTCGGCGCAGTAGGCGACGGAGTTACTGATGACACGGCTGCAATTCAGGCGGCAGTTAATGCCGCAGAAGCAAACAGAAACAATGAGATTGTTTTTCCAGTCGGTAATTATGTAATTACCAGCACCATCGTAATTCGCGGCGGGATTAGGCTAATTGGTCAAGGCGCTATGGGCGCTCAGACTGGACAAGGTACTGTGCTTACGCACAACGTCAACACAGTAAATATGCTTGTTTGGGATGGTAATGGCGTTGCTGCTTATGGCGTTGGCGGTGGTATCTTCAATATGCAGTGCGTCAAGGGTACGGGTTTCTCTGGTGGCGATGCAATCAAACTTCTTGCAACAAGCGACAACTATCGTCCGGGTGAGTTCACTATTGAAAATGTCCTTGTTTGGCAGGGCAATGGCGGGAATTGGTCAAGAGGTTTGCACGTCGATGGAACGGCAGCAAACACCCCCGGCAGCAAAGGTGTGCGGTCTATCAAAATGGATAAGTTTCGCGTGGGCGACTGTTCTGTAAATAATGAGTACATCTATCTTAACCAAGCCGTTCACGTTGTAAGTGAATATTTGCAGATTGATACAGGCAGTGGAACTGGTACTTGTGGGATGACCATTGCCGCCGATTCCGATAATATTGTTCTCAATGGTTTGATTTTGAACGGCAATCTAATCATTGGCGGTTCAAGTGCAATGAATGTTGTTCTTAATGGACGCGTGTCGGTATTGGATGTTAACAATACGCTAGTGCAGGGTTCTGCAAATATTCAAACTACATCAGCCACAAGTGCCGCATCAAACTTTAGCGTTGTTTCTAATGTAAATGACGCATTTCTTGCGGTTCTTACTTCTAATATTTCTGATGTAACTGGCGACAACACAAATTATTCAGTTGCTTTTGATACTGAAATTTACGATAAAAACAGTTCGTTTTCTTCTACCACTTTTACTGCAAAATTGTCCGGCAAATACAGTTTTAAATGGTGCTTTGGTTTTACAGGATTAACGGCAAGTCACACTCGGCAAGACAGTGGAATCCTGCACAGACGCGGTGGATCTACCATCAATTCAGTAACTAAAGTTTCTAACCCTTATGCACAAGGCTCAAATTCAGGGTTAAATTTTTCAGAGGCCGGTTCAATTGATTTGCTGGTTTTGGAAGGTGACACTGTGGTTATGAACACAGCTGTTTCTGGCGGCGCTAAAGTAGTTGATTTGCTTGGGACAGCTGGCACCCGATACACTTGGTTTGCAGGTGTATATCTACCATGACCCACACCGCCACCGGCCTAATCCTCTGGTATATGCGCCTCTGCGGCTTCCACGGCTGGACGTCGTTCTGGGGCAGCATCTACCTTGCCCCCGGCTACGAGATGCACCAAGCCCTGATCCGACACGAGCGCAAGCACCTTGAACAGATGCAGCGCGATGGCAAACTGATCTACCTCATCAAGTACACGTACTGGCTGCTGCGCTTTGGTTACTGGAATAACCCGTATGAAGTTGAGGCTCGCGCAGCGGAATGATTTTTTGGCATAATAGCCCCGTACTGGCTCGGTAAACCAGGGAATCTCAGGATTCAAAATGTCAGAAGTAGAGCAATCAGCGGAATTAGCCCCCGCGTCGGAACTGGAAGCCACGGCGGCCACACCAGAACCTGTAGTTGAAACGCCGGAAGTTGAGGCTCCCAAGACATTCTCGCAAGAGGAACTTGATGCCGCAATTGGAAAACGTCTCGCAAGAGAGCAGCGAAAGTGGGAACGAGAGCGACAGCCTGCGCCACCAGTGGTAGTGGACTTACCTCCGCAAGATCAGTTTGAGTCGGTTGATGCTTACGCAGAAGCCAAGGCTTATAAGCTGATTGAGCAGCGGGAAATCCAGAAACAGCAAGCTGAGATTCTTGATAACTATCATGAGCGTGAAGAAGCGGCTCGGTCTAAGTACAGCGACTTTGAACAAGTTGCCTACAACCCGAACCTGAAAATCACAACCGTGATGGCGCAGACGATTCAATCGTCGGATATTGGGCCTGACTTGGTTTATCACCTTGGCTTAAATCCGAAAGAGGCAGATCGTATTTCTCGACTAGCGCCTATTTTGCAAGCGACAGAAATTGTACGGCTTGAGGCTAAGTTAGCCAATAACCCCGTCCAAAAACGCACTTCTGGTGCGCCTGAACCGATTTCACCAGTCACCGCCCGAGGGGTGGGTTCTGGGTCTTACGACACGACTGATCCACGGTCTACCAAGACCATGACAACCAGTCAGTGGATTGAGGCCGAAAGAGCAAGGCAAGTGAAAGCGCAACAAGCGCGTAAGTTTTAATTTGTTTTTAAGGAAATATCGTGGCTAATAGCATTCTTACCATTGACATGATCACCCGGAAGGCTCTCGAAATTCTCGAGAACAACCTTGTGATCACCCGCAACGTGAACCGCCAGTACGATGACAGCTTTGCTGTTAACGGTGCCAAAATCGGCTCTACCCTGCGTATCCGCCTGCCTGACCGCGCTTTGGTTACTGACGGTGCCGCTCTGCAAGTTCAGGACGACAACGAGCAGTTCACAACCCTTACCGTTGCCAGCCAGAAGCACATCGGCGTGAACTTTACCTCCGCCGAACTGACCATGCAGTTGGACGACTTTGCAGACCGGGTGTTGAAACCCCGTATCTCGCAGTTGGCCTCCAGCATTGACGCAGACGTTGCCAACGCCTACAAGTCGATTTACGCCACTGTTGGCACTCCTGGCACCACGCCATCTACTTCTTTGGTGCTGTTGCAAGCCCAGCAGAAGCTGAACGAAAACGCTGCCGTGATGTCGCCTCGCTACGCCACCGTCAACCCTGCCGCCAACGCTGGTCTGGTTGAAGGTATGAAAGGCTTGTTCAACCCAACCGACACCGTGTCACGCCAGTTCAAAAACGGCATGATGGGTACTGGTGTTCTGGGCTTTGAAGAAGTCAACATGAGCCAGTCCATCAAAGTTCACACCACTGGTTCGCGGTCTACGACTGACACGATCTTGGTAAACGGCGCTGTCTCCACTCAAGGTCAATCGACGATCAACCTTGACGGTGGTACTGCATCGGCTACGATTGCTGTTGGTGACGTATTCACAATTGCTAACGTGTTCGCAGTCAATCCACAGACTCGCGAGTCCACTGGTTCGTTGCAGCAGTTTGTTTGCACCTCGCTTGCCACTGCATCTTCTGGTGCATGGACGAGCGTTGCGATCAGCCCGGCAATCTACACCAGCGACAGCGCCTTGGCTACCGTTAACAGTTTCCCTGCTGATAACGCTGCCGTGACGTTTGTTGGTACTGCTTCTACCGGCTATCCGCAGAACTTGATTTACCACAAGGACGCAATAGCATTTGCTACGGCTGACCTCCTCATGCCCCAAGGGGTTGATATGGCTGCTCGCGCAAACCATAACGGCATCTCGCTGCGTGTTGTTCGTCAGTACGACATCAACAATGACCGTATGCCTTGCCGTATTGACGTTTTGTACGGCTTCGCCGCTATTCGTCCGCAGATGGCTTGCCGTCTCTGGGGCTAAATTGAATGCCCCTTCGGGGGCTTCTTTCGTAACATCTTTCAAAGGAAATTATCATGGCTCTCCCAAATTCTGGCGGTGGGTATCAGTTCACTGATGGCAACACCAATGAAATCATCATGGGCGTTCAAGCCGCCCCTCAGACAGCAACTGCAACGGCCACGCTGACCGCTGCACAAGTTACTGGTGGTATCTTGGTGGGCAACCCGTCTACCACTGCTGCTTCGTACACGCTGCCAACGGCTACGGCACTTGACGCTGTGTTCAACAACGCCAAGCCCAACAGCACGTTCCGCTTGGTTGTGATCAACCTGGGTACTTCCACCGGGTTGATTACGATGGTTGTTGGAACCGGCATTACTGCGGTGGGCAACTTGGTTGTCGCTATTACCGGCAGTGCAGCGGGTGTTGGCGGCGCAGCCGAGTTCTTGTTCCGCAAGACCGGCGATGCTGCCTACACGATGTATCGCGTTGCTTAAACCAAATGGGGGCTTCGGCCCCTGTTTTTAAAAGGACACATCATGCCCAATACCCAAGCAACCGGCGTTGCATACGCTGACCCGGAATTTACTACCTGCTACGCAAGCCAAGAACTTGGCTACAGCGCAGCCGCTCAAACTGCCGTAACGCAAGCGACTAGCAAGTCTACCGGCGTGACTGCAAACACGAGTGCCGGTCAGATTACGATGAACAACGCAGCTTTGGCTGGAGCCACTGCCGTTTCGTTTGTTCTGACCAACAGCACGATTAGCGCCAAGGACACAATGATTGTGAACGTCGGAAGCAATACCACTGGTAGTGCCGCTGGTGCATATGTTGTTTATGTGTCTTACATGGTTGCTGGTTCTGCTTTGATTACGCTGCGAAACCTGACTGCTGCTACTTCATACTCTGAGGCAGTAGTGCTCAACTTTGCGATCATTCACTGCGCGGCGTAATATGGCGGTCATCTATCTACGTCACCCAGATCACGGAACTAAAGTAGCTTGCGCTGAAAAGGAAGCTGACTACGACGAGCAAAATGGCT